CGGGGTAGCCTACGAGAATTATTTTCATTTCCATCGTTTTAAGATGTAGTACATATTGTCAACGAGTTTCTCTGGAAGGAAATGTGCTCTGTTAAATGATCTCATAGTGGCCAGCGTTTAGATCGTCTGAAATGAAATAAGCCTATCTCCTGCCAATAAAAAGACTTATCAAGATGATCGCCATGTATATCCTGAAACAATTTATTGCCATCTTTCTTTAGACTTGGGTATTCAAGAAACGGATTCCCCTGCGGTGCTATGTCGTACTTGTACCTGAGCCCTGATATTTCCAATACTTTTGAATAGTGTGTTTCGATCCACCCTGACGGAGCAGGACTTTCCAACTCTGATTTCCATAGGGGATAGTTCATAAACAAATCATTCACGAACGGGCTATTCCTGAACAAGGAAAACGCTCCACACACGTAAGTATTATGAGTCGAGTACACATCCAGCCCGGATAACACTTCATCACTCGCCCACTTAGAAATGTTTCCCCATACCACATCGAAATCACAAAAACCCCAAAAGTCAAAGCCTTTGATCTCTTCTGAATACAGTACTCCTAATGAACCTCTGTAATCCCAGGCTTTGGCACTTCCCCTCACAATAGGACAATCAATTCCTAACTTCTCTTTAACCCGTTCTTTGAAGGCCGGCAAGTCAGTATCTATAAGTATGCTATACCCTTGTGGTTGCATGGTACGCATGAAGTCGGCAATGAAGAGATCCATCCATTCAGGGAACGGACCAAAGTAAGGGCACAATAGTATTTTCTTTAAAGCAGCCATTCCGATTTGTTTCTTATATACTCAAAATGCGAAGCCATAGAATTCAAATTGATCTGCGAGACATAGAAGTTCATAGATTTGTTTTTCAATGCCTTCTCTGCTTCTGTGGGTTTAACCTCGTAGCTTCCTTTGACCATTAAGTCTGTTCGTGAATAGCTACAGTACTGCTCAACTTTCTCTATTGGAAACAACTCAAGACAAACTTTGTTAACCAAATTGTGCTGACTATTGCCGTTCTCATGGTATGCCGGAATGTAGATTGTTTCGGCTTCGATATTTTTCAACCGCTCACGGAGGGCTCTTTCTGTTATTCCAAGAAACGTCACTGGGCATCCCAAGAATGCACATGCGGCTATGCTTTCATTTCTTCTGGTCTCGGCATCGCACCCCACTTCTCCACGCTCGGGTTGAATGAAAGAATCTGTGACCTCAATAATTTGAGGCCGATCACGGATCATCGTGTACCCACAAAACAAAACCGCATCATCTGAATGAGGGCTGATAATGATCTTATTTCTGTTTGGCTCTGTCGGCATTCTATCCCAAAGTACTCCAACATTGCTTGCTGTTTTGGCCATCCTTCGCCACTGTTTTGCATTATCATCAGAACTGATCTTTGCCATCTCAAGCAATACTTCCCGAAAATTGGTGTTGATTTTTATTGCCTGCAGGAAGGAGTCTGCCGCTTCCTGAAACTTGCCGAGTACTGTGTAAGCCTGTCCTATCTCAAGGTATGCTTCTGCCTTCTCTGCTTCCCACTCACTAACTGCAACATATCTTAGCAGGGTATCAATGCAATCTTGCCAGCGCTTCTTGTAGCCATACTCACGACCCAAATAATAAAGGTTCCGTACTGGGTTCTCTTCTGTTGCTACTGTGTGCTCCAACATTCGCAAGGACCTGTCCGGATCATTAAGGTGTGCCGGGCTAAAGCCGTACATTATTCTTATGTTCCCAATGGGTTCCCCTTCTCCTGGAATGTTCAAATGCTTGTGGATAGACTGGCACCAGAATATGTCTGGCGTGTTTCTGAAAATTCTACCAAAGCCAAAATTAAGCATCGTTCCTTCGGCTACCATATTCACACGGAGTACGTCTTGCATTTGTTCAACCGATTCGCGAACCTCTGCTTCTGAACTTAACATTACCTCATCACAGTCGATGCTAATGATAACATCTGTTTTCATTTTAGATTTTGCGTGATTCTGTGCTAAATCATCGCACCACACGAAATCTAAATACACCTCTGCTCCCATTTGTCGGGCAATCTCAACAGTGCGATCGACACTACCAGTATCACATACTACATGCTGGTCCGCCCATGCCACACTTGAAAGACAACGGTGTATCATTGCCTCTTCGTTCTTTGCTATAATGCAAACGCCAATTGTTTTTCTACTCATGGTTTTATTTCTGTTAGTGAGAATGCTCCACCCATGAAGTTAAGTGTGCATAGTAATTTTCGTTTGCACCCTTTACACTTTATAGTTTTCTGAATGTCTCCTTTTAATTTATTGTGAAGATATTCTGGATCATTGTGACAAGTGCAAATTGGACAATCAACACCATGATCTCCCAATGTCGAAAGGTGAAATCCTTTTCCCCAAACTCCACCACTTCTTTCTCCGGTATTGCTGTCACCTAAACTCATTTCTGACGTTCTAATTTTTCATCAATTGCCTGGCAAATAAAAACAGCGATTGGAACGCCTGTGGCTTTCTTGTTCTTACGAACTTTTTCAACGTGTGCCTTCGGTAATTTTACACTTTCTTGTGCCATGGTTCAAATGTATAAAAATAAATACCACCTCCAAGCACCTTTGTGGATAAAGTTATCCACAAAAAAAGCCTTCCGATTAAGAAGGCTTTTTAAAATCTAAAATTCAGGTTTTTTTAAGCGTCAATCGCTGTTTTCCATAGCGCAACTGCTCCTGCAGTGGTTGCTGTTGGTGCTACGAAGTGCTTACGCGCTCCTGCTGCCAAGACGAAAGCTCCGGTTACTCCATTGATCCTGTTTTGCTGCGTTGCAGTTGCAGAAGATGTTGGACCAGGATAAACGTTGATCGGGCCTGTCAATCCATTTACAATAACAGCAAGTCTCCGTGACATTGGATCAGGAAGTCTTACGCTTCCACCGTTGATAGTGGAAATTTCATTGTAGTACTTGGATGCGATTGAACGATCTGCTGCGGTTGCAGAAGACGTTGGTGCCAAATTCTGATAGTGTTTTGTGAACGCTATCGAGTTTGTTGCTCCCTGTGATAGGGCTTGTGCTGCGAGAAATTCATCGGGTGACTCATAGAGTTCAACCTTCATCTTGTTGCCTCTCACCTTAATCACCCCTGCTCCTGCGTCTGCATCCGCAGATAGTTGGAGTAGGTCTGATGATTTAAGATAAAAAACTCTGGGGCGACTTAGGTTTGTCGCTGACGGTCCCTCCTTGCGGGACGTTACTGGAAAGGATAAATCAGTTAATGCCATCTTGTTAGAGTTTTAAATTTGTTTTTTGGAATATTCCGTTATAAATATAAAGCCGTTGCGGTGAAATAACAAAATCTATTTTTTAGCCGGACTTGGTTTAGGTCTTGATTTAGCCGCCAATAGCTGGAACTTTCCTACGGTATTGGCTTTTTCTATTTCCGTTAACCGGTGAGCCTCTTCCTCTGTGAGGGCTTGCTGGGTATCCAACTTGCTCTGTATTCGCATTAAGAATGCAGCATCTTTTGTCGTTTGCTGTTGTAAAATGAGTTTCCCTTCAATCTCATCCATGGCCAGATCACGCTTCGCACTCAATTCGTAATCCAGTGTTTGCCTTGCTTCTTCTGCTGTGGCTTTTGCCGAATTGATATTCTTCTCTTCTTCGGCTTTGTACTGGGCCTGCATTTCCTTTTGCTTCTGGGCATTCTTCTGCTGGCGGTACATTTTTAGCAATCGAACTCTTCTGTAAACATTGGGTTCATTCTGAATTTCAAATGCCTCTTCTTCGTACAAACTGCCTTTAGATATACCCATTTTGCAGTATTCATTAATCCAGGCATTCATTTGCTCTGTAGGCTGTTTCTCAAGATAAACACCTAATTCATGGTATGTGAGGTCTGATAATAGTGCTGTGACTGCCATGGCCTGCAGCCCGAGTGCCTCGGTGTACTGTGGTGCCAATCCGGTTGCTGCCATACCCGAAATGTGCATAACGGTTCTCTGGTGTGTCCCCAGATTCACGCAATCAAAGGCAAAGTGTAATCCTCTCAAAGCATCCTCACTCGCGCCACTGGCCATTTCTGCCACGGCTTTGCCCATTTCTGAGTTAGGGGTGCTGGCATCGGTTAATTCGTTCAGCCCAATCTGATCGCGGAGTAGGTTGATATCCTGAATCATAAAGTTGAAGTGCTTCTCCATGGCGTTTGAAATCCCGCCTGCCATCTCTACAATGGGCTTGAAATTCGATAGGTTGCCTTGTGCATCCCTGCGTCTCCAAAGTAAAACACCAGTTTCAAAATAGATTCTTAACGCCTCCTTGGGGGTTAGTTTCTTTCCTCCCGATCCTTCGATCGAAATATCCTGTAGTGCTGAAAACTCAATTGCTGGTCCGGCAGGAACTGATTTGGCCGCATGGTGCTGGAATTGTAGCCACTGGATTTGAATGTTGTCGAAGGTTGGAATTGTGGACTCCATGATACACTTCTTCATTTTGTATATCGAGAATGGACCTACTGTCTTTCCAAGGCTTGATTCATTTTTGAGCATGTCTTTGCTCTTCCCGAATTTTGCAACGTACTCAGTGCCTTTCACCCATAAGCATCCGTATTGATTATCCAACGAATAGCGGATAACCTGGCTGGCATTGGTTTTATTGAACTGCTTTTCTGTTACTCCCTTCTGCTGCAACTTATTCCACCACTCAAATTCTTTCTGGGTAACAGCCACATCTCCAAATTGATTTTTGCCTACCTGATATGTTTCCCAATCCGGTGAGAACCATGTGAAATCTCCAATGGTGATCTTAGTGTTATCCCAAGGGTAGCACATGTTATCTTGATAGTACTCGGCAATGTTGTAGTTATTGAAACTTGAGTTTGTTGCTTTTTCTGCAATGTCTTTGTACTGCGCTTCTGTAAATTCATCTCCAACAATTTCTTTGAACTGCCCGATAGTTAAATCCCAGTACTCGCCAACGTACTTAACATCATCGCACATGCTTTTCATAGTTGACGAGATGACCATTCGCTCAGGCACACAACGCCTGCGAACAACCTTATTCCCTACACGGTAAACTTTTGTTGCTCCCACTGCCACCTCAACAAGATCGCGCGCTACTTCTGAAAGGATCTCTGTATAGTTATCCTGTTCATTCATTACTTTGATCAAGTCCTGAACAATCATGCAATAGTCTTCTTTGTAGAACATGTCCATGAAGACTTTCAGTTCTCCCATGTTCTCGGGCAGTGGAATTACATCTTCCTGCGCTGGTGCTTCAAACTCTATCCCTGTTTTTGTAGATACTTTACTAAGGAAGTCACGATTGATGATATGTTCTTCAAGTTCTATCTTCTTTTTTCTTCGCGAATCCTGTGCACGCTTGTCAACTGCTTTAACGCCAATGTCGTTGTTCTGCTTTATTAGTTTCCCGATAAGGACGTTAACATATTTTGTGGCGATGTCAAGAATTTCAAAGTTTAATGCTCGGTAGCTGACTGTCGAACGACTTTCCTTCTTTGAGAGGCCAAGAATGGGTTTGTATTTT